ACCAACAGTAACTGTAATGGTAGCGCCAGATGGAAACTTAACAGCATTTTCTAATGCACCTCCACCACCAGTAGCAGTTACAGTAGAGCGTAAACCTCCCGCTCCGCCACCGCCACCCATTCGGGTGCCGCCACCTCCGCCACCTGCAACAATGAGGTAATCAACCATAACTCCTGGAAAATAATAATCATTGCCAACAAGTATGCTAGACGGTGAGATGTTACCTGTCTTGTAACTTGTAATGGACATTAGACGGAAGCCTCATCTCCAAACGCTGCGAAAGCAAGGTTGGCTGTAGATGCGTATACTGAAATCACATCCGTTGCTGCAAGAGTCAAGCCAACGGTAATGAGTGTAGAGTCAGATGCACCTACTGTAATGTCATAGCCAATGTAGTGTTGGTTGGCAATAGCAGCACCAGCAGGACGTACCGCAATACGGAATGTTGCAGCAGTAGTAGTCAGGTTAGCAACAGAGATTGTTGATACTACTGCTTCCTTTGCTGAAGGTACTGTGTATAGGGTTGTAAGTGTTGTCGCAGATGGGTTTGATTGCCCAAGGACTTTTTTAGCCATTTAGTTATTTCTCCTTTAAGCGCCCATCAGCATGAATACTGACGGTGTTGGGTCGGTTACGATTGATGCCCACGAAGCGGATGTACCGTTCGTAGTCAAATATTTTCCTGAGTTTCCAGTCTGAGATGGTAAAGCATTGACAGTACCCCACGATGAAGTTGTACCATCTGTAGTGAGATACTTACCAGAGTTACCTGTCTGGCTTGGTACTACATACGCAGTTGAATCTGTAGCCACAAGAGTCTTACTGGAAGGAATTGTGGTTCCGTTAATGCTGGTAGCGGTAGCCACACCAATGTTAGGTGTAGTAAGCGTTGGACTAGTCTGCATTACGAAAGTAGAACCAGTACCAGTCTGGGCTGCTACAGCAGTTACGTTACCTGTAGAAGTAATCGGACCAGTCAAGTTGCTAGGGGCTACTACAACAGTATCTACATAGTTCTTAGTAGCAGCATCTGCGCTAGCAGTAGGTGTACCTAGTCCCGTAATCTTGTTGGTACCCATAGCGATAGCACCAGTCATAGTGCCACCAGATAGATTCAACTTAGTAGCCAAAGAGTTGGTTACTGTAGTTGAGAATGAAGCATCGTTACCAAGAGCAGCAGCCAACTCATTGAGGGTATCAAGAGCACCAGGTGCTGCAGCAATCAAGTCATTGATTTCTGTCTGGACGTATGCTGTTGTAGCAATCTGGGTAGTGTTGGTATTAGCAGCAGCAGTAGGTGCTGTTGGTGTACCAGTCAGTGCAGGGCTAGCCAAAGGAGCGTAGGTGCTGGCTGCTGTAGATGTAGCCAACTTAGAATCTAGTTGAGTCTGGATAGCAGATGTAACGCCATCAAGATATCCAAGTTCGGTTGTGGATACAGTTGAAGATGGAGCAATCTTAGACCAGTCAATAGCAGCAGATGCATTGATGTCAGCATTAACTATGCTGTTGCTTAGGTTTAACTTGCTATAGGCAATTTGAGCAGAAGTATTGACATCTGCGTTAACAATTGTTCCAGCAGGAATTGTTGCTGTAATTGTTGTATTGCCAAGGTTAGTTATTGTGGCAGAACCAGTAATATCACCATCAAGAGTAATAACTGGGTCATTTACATCAAAGTTAAGTTTACCTGTTGAGTCATCATAAGTTACTGCGATACCAGATTCGGTATTGCTAGAGACCATCGCACCTACAGTATCCTCAACGTATTCCTGGATACCAGAGATGGCTGAGGTGCTGAGAGCACCACCACCTGCTGAGGTTGTATGGTCGTGGGTAGCATTGACAAAGGACGCAATAGTTGGAGTAGTCAGAGTCTTGTTAGTAAGGGTCTGGCTATCAGTTGTAGTAACTGCCTGTATCCCACCCTGCTGAAGGGTAGTAGCGTTGACGGTTCCACCAGTAAGGGTAGCCGTAGAGGTCACGGTACCCGTTAAAGTGGCTCCATTGACTGTAGGAGTGGTTAAAGTTTTGGCACTGAGGGTCTGAGTATCAGTTGTGCCTACAACGGTCCCTGTGAGCCCGTGGACAGCGCTAGAAGCCTCTATATGGTCATTGGCTTCCTGAAGGTCACGACCGATAACCATATGCCGTACAACGGCACCTGCGGAGTGGGCTACACCTGAAGAGCCGTCACGACCACGGGTAATGGTCAAAGTATTACCAGAAGAGTAGAGCGTTACATCAACAATTTCTTCAAGCGATGTATCTGGGTCAATGACTACGGTGTAGGTCTGGCTACCTGTAAGGGTTTTACCACCCATCAGGGCGGAACCAGATACCACGGTCATAGAGGTGGCTGTATCAGTGATAGCACTTGACAGCGTGGATTGCTGTGAACGTGAGGAGTATTTACGTACTGTCATTGTTTACCTATCGGGTGTAGTGGATGCGGGTCGGGAATTGTTGCTGCAAAGACTTAACTTCTTCAGCAAGACGTTGTGTATATAAAGCATAAATCTGACGCATAATGCTGCTAGTACTACCAAACTGACGTTTAGTATCAATCTCATCAGCCTGTGGGCTAGTCTGGGTAGCACGGGCTGGGTCAAGGAATGTTAACAATCTGTATGTAGCACCAAGAACTACTATGTCTTTACAAGACAATGGTAATCCCGTTGCTGTTGTGAATACATCTGAATCAGAAGATAAAGTTCCTGGGTCTGCTGCAAATAAAACTTTTACAGTTCTACCAGGAGTAATGTAGTCGTGAACAGTAACAGTCTGAGCAGGTGATGCAGCACTTCCTCCCCACGTTGTGATATCAGCAAATGGTTCTAAACGGATACGACGTACTGGTATCCATTCTTTAGATGGTCCCACTTCCTGCCAATGTGCTGCAATAATAGATTGAGCAGTTAAATTACTACCGCCACTATCTAGTAATTCATAGGTAGTAACTGCTGGGTTAAATGTAAATGTAGTTTGTTTAACTGCAAAAATGCTAGCAGCCATAGCACGGAGCGTGTCATTAATAGCACGCTTAACAACATACTTAGGGAATGTTGGACTAATTGTGACCTTACTAGAAATAGCAGCAGTAGATGCTGTAGTACCAAGATAGCCTCTACCCCACGGAGCAACAGTCAAAGTATTGCCAACGCGGTCAAAGTTTTCTACCCAGATAAGTTCTTCACCAATCTCAATAATACCTTTACCAATATCAGAGGTAGATGTAACTGAAATGGTTGTAGTGGTAGTACTAGATACTGCAGCCGAAAGACTGGTAGCCCTATCTTGCTGCATTGTGTAACCCTGCAGATTAATTAATACTTCATTGACAATGTCAGAATATGTGGCTGTCACGTTATATAGTCCTCAATGCTTCTAGAGCAGACTTGCCAGTTGTTCCAGCAAGTTCATTACATACTGCATTCAAACCTTTAAAATTATTAGGTTGTCTAGCAGCGCTAGCCTTATAGTTCAAAGCACCAAGCAATCCTTTGCCAGATGTACCAGCCCAAGCATTAGCAGCACCTTGGTCATCTAGAAAGGCTGTTCTTGCAGGATATGTCCCACCATTAGCCAAACGATTTAATTCAGCACAGAAAGTGCTACCAGCAGTACCTGGCATTATCTATACCTCGCTGTCTTCTTAGCAATAGATTTTGGTTGCTTAACAAACTGCTTACCTTTTTTCATACCTTCACGCTTTGCTTTACTAGTAGCAGCATACTCACTAGCAGATAATGCTTCACGTGCTTTCTTTGGTAAGTATCGTTCACCCGTGGCTTTGCTACCTTGAGTGCTTGGCTTACCTGATTTAGTGCCCCACTTTTCTTTAGTCCATTTAGACAAAGACTTTTGTTTACCTGACTTACTACCTGAGTAACCACCGCCAGCCTTCTTGTACTCTAGTGCTACAAGTTGTGCTTTACGGGCAGACCACTGTCCAGGCTTACCACCTTTACTGCCTGCCATTACGCGGTTCTTAATACGTTCTCTGAGTTCAGGTTTGGTATATGCCATTACCACTTCACCTTGTCTGCCCAGTAAGCAGCAGACATTTTGCCTTTGGCAATGTTTTTGCTATGGCGTGCTTTAAAAGATTCACGGCGTTTACGATAAGAAGTAGATTCGCCAGATTTTTTAGGACTGCCAGATACACCTTGCTGCCCAAAACGAATAGTCTTAATCTGACTACCTTCTTTAGCCACAACAATGTGTGACTTCTTAGGATGATTAGGTGTGCGCTTTGGCTTATTAAAGCCAGAGACACCTGCTCTAGCGAGCCGCGGGTCTTTCTTGCTTGCCATATTCTCCGTACTTTCCTAGTGTTGCCCTTACTGTTCCATTCTTATTTAACCGCACCACGTAACCATCTTTTATTTGTACAGAATTAAATCCGTGATGCGGTTTATATTTACCCGAAGACATTACTTTTTCTTAGCCTTGCCTTTAACTTTAAGAAGATTTGGATTCTTCTTCTTGGCTGCTGCTGAGGCTTTCCGAGCACCAGCCGCAAGGATTGCTCCTGCACGTTCCTTGGAGATACCCTGCTTTTTGGCAATTTGTGATTGGGCTGCTTTGAAGCCCATTCCTTTTTTTGTTTTCATCGGGTTGTACTCCTTTTAACTGCTTTCTTACTTGCTGCTAACATTTTTTGAGCATCCTTATTGGCTGCTTTTGCACGAAGAAAACTTTGATTAGGTTCTGTTCTTACACGAATAGCATAATACTCTTCATACGGCATATAGTTTTCTGCTGTTGAGTATGGAGATTTAAGCCATTCTTCTCTGTAAGTATGAGGAACCTTCATATTTTCCATTGGCATATTACTTCTTCTTTTTCTTAGCAGCCATCTTCTTAACAGCCTTCTTCATTTCCATTTTCTTTTCAGATTTGGATTCCATTTTTTCAGCCATTGCATACGCCTTGGCTGCTTTCTTACCTTTGGCTGTATATGGGAACTTCTTGTTTCCTACCTTTGGCATTATGCACCTATCTCTTTCATTACTTCGGCTACGCCCTTGTTTATTTTATGTGCTTTTGGCATAGAGTCCCCGTTATAGGGTCTACCCAAAACCTCTGATGCTTTCTCTGCTGCAACTATATCCCGCATATTTGTGCTATTAGGTTGCATACCTTGTGCCCTAGCATCTCTGTATGCTTGTAGTTCAGCATTCCATTTCTTATCTGAAATATCCCGCTTCGCATCTCCTGCATTCATCTGTAGTGTTAGCGCTTTACAGCCAAAGCAGTTATCAATCGGTTCGGGATGGTGCTCCCAATGTTTCATATCGCAGTAAAATTACTTTCTGTTACTCCCACATCGCCAGCAATAAGGGCTGCCTTAGTAGCCTCACTAACAATATGGTTACGTCCACCTAAATAAACTTCTTCAAAACTTGTTAGGTCTTCATCTAACAAATATCTAACTTGCTCATATACACCATTGTCTTTGACAATGCTGACTGCTACATCTAACTTATAGAAGTAAAACAATCTATGTGCTCCAGCAGGACCTTCCCTTACTGTGGGTGTCTCAAAGACATATTCGGTCATAAGTCCTCCTAATGAACTCACCGCCAAGCAGGAATTTAACCTGTAGCACACACCACGACTCATTTGTGGTAGTAACTTCAGGATATCCTGCTTGACAGTCAATCAACTATGAAGCGATTGAAGAACCGCTTTCAATGCGGTACAAAGCCTCTTCGCGGTAGCGAGCAAAGCCAAGTACGCCGTACCAACCCATTGGGCGGTGACGCATCAACTTGTCAACTACTGGTCCGATAACTGTATGTGGCTCTTCTGCCACTGCCTCAGCAAGTGCTTGCGCACCACAAAGGATTGTGCGGTACACCTTTGCAGATGAAGCACCATCAGTTGCTGTGTACATACGGTTGGTCTCAACGAAGTAAGCACCTTCGTATGTTCCAATTTCGCCTGCCCAGATTTCATCCTGGTTAGCGCCGTATTGGTGAGGAATCAACCATCCAGCAGAACCTGTTTCTGCACGGAGGTCGTGTGAAACTTCTGGGTGTTTGCACGCAACTTAGCAACAGCCTTGCGAATATTCGCAGAAGCCATTGTTGCAGCAGCAGTGATTGTCGCTGTAGAAGTAGCGGTGGAACCTGCGTAGATTACGTTGGTACCAGCGCGGAGTGTTGCCATCGCAACCTTGTCAATAGAATCTGCAAGGTTGTAAGCAATGATGTTTGCGATTGCTGGGTCTACATCAGCAAGGCTGAAGAGTTCCAACGCACGAGTTACAAGAACTGAATTACCGTACTCATTAAGAGTAATGGTTACAGATGTCGGTGTTGATAGACCAACTGCATCTGGGTCAGTATCTTCGGTGAGAGCAGTTGTTGCTGCTGTTAGGTCAACATAACGTTGTAGAACAACGGTTGAACCTGGGATTGCCTGGCGAGCAGGACGCTTATCTGCGACTGAACGAACGAGTGGTTCAGAGCGAAGCGCAAATTCTAGAAGACGGTCATACGCCTTCTGAACTAGACCTGCAGCACCAGCGGTACCTCCGAGAGAGGAAGAACCTGTGGATACATAGGCGTTAGCCATTTTGCGTCACCTCCAAGTGACTATGAACGGATTAGGATTGAGAACGGAGGAACGCTAACAACTCATCTGCACTTTGCGCATTGTCCAGTTTCATTGATAGTTCATCTGTTCTATCAGGCATAACACCACCCTGCGTTACTATGTCTTGTTGACGTAGTGCTGCAAGATTTTGCTTCTGTCTTTCATCTTGTTGTTCTGGTTGATAGTCTCCATTTTCGTGGAGCCACATATTCAGAGATTCCTCTGTTACTTCATCCAAATCTT